GTCCAGTATCCCGGCTCTGTTTCGGATACGACGATGTCGCCGTTGTGCCCCTTGATCTCGGTCGTGTCACCGGGTTCGGGGTGCAGGGTGGAGCCGTCCTCGGAGTTGTAGCCGACCGGCCCTTTGTCAGTCGGGGGCGTCCACTGTTCCGACGTGGGGAACGTGTACGTCTCTCCTTTTTTGAACAGGAAGAGCGCGTAGTCCTTGATGAGCGACGCGAGATCCGCGTTGTTGCCGCTCGTGATGTAGTTGTTGTCTGCCATTGCCATATGCCTTTCATTGGTTGTTGTTCGGCATGTGGCGGCATGCGTTTCGTTCAGTCGGTACGCACCGTCAACAGGACGATCGCGTACATGTAGGTGGCACCAGCGTCCTCCGCGATGCGTATAGGCCCGCTCGACAGTTCCGTCGAGACGATCGGGTCGATCGCGCCCTTCGCGGTGATCGCGGTGATGATGGAGTTGCAAAGCCGTTGCGCCGCGGGAATGTCCCCGGTCATGTCGCTTCGACGAACCCAGACGCTGACCCTGAGACGCACATACTGGGTAACCGGCGACTGCGGACCCTGCGGTTCGCCCACGACCACGCATTCCTTGAGAGGATTGCCAGAGTCACGCAGCGAGCCGAACGTCACATCCGGGAACTCGCTTCTGAGCACGCCAAGGATGACCGGTTCTACTCGCCTGGGGAAGACGGGAGGAAGAGACACGCTCATACGCGCACCATGCCCAGCATCTGCGTGAGCACACCATGCTCCGCCTCGACACGAGCCGGTGCCGTGGCGACCACGTTGCCGGTGTCACGGTCGTCGTTGCGATACACGGTGATGGCTCGATGCACCTCGGCCATACCCTCCATCTGCTCCTGCACGTCGTTCAGCATCGAGGAATTGTGCAGTATCTGCTCCTTGAACGCCTTGCGGTTGAGAATCACTTTGACGTTGCCCATCAGCCCTCCTTCAATTTCACGTTGACGACGTCGCCGATGTGGTTGCCACGTATGTCGAGCCACACGCCGACGACCCCATCGACGGGCACCTTCCTTCCGCGCACCCCGATCAGATCCGTGTCGAGGATCCCGGTCTGCTGCGCGGAACGGATGTAGATCGTATGGTCATAGGTCACGCCAAGCGACAGTTCGGAAGGGCTTTCCGCCGTGATGACCGGGGCGACGAGCCCATCGAACGATTTCCACAGGCTTACGTCGACCTGGATCCTGTTGCCGTCCTCATCGGTGGTTGATGAGCCGCGATATACATCAACTTGTTCCATCGGTATTCTCCGGGTTCGTCAGGTTGATGCGGAAGGCGGTCTGTGCGCCCACGCCGAGGTCCCTGAGCTCCTCGTTGGTGAAGTAGAGGTTGCCGTCCGGATTATTCCAGGTCAACGAGTCCGTGAACGGTCCGGTGACCGACGATGATTGGGAAACCCCTTCGGGGATGCCGGTCGACTGTTGTTGCATGGCGCGTTTGACCATGGCGCAGCAGATGCGTTTCAATGTCAGTGCATGGCTCGAGACCCATGTTGGGTCTCGGGCTTTCTTGACCCTCGAACGTATCTTGTCGCTAGCGTCCGCGAGCAGCGTCGTGGCGGTGCGAGTCTCGTCATCCGTGAGTTCGTGCCAGCGTTTCGCCAAATCGCCGGGTGCCGCGAACGGGACGTCCGTCGTGGTGGTTTCTCCGGTCATGACGAGCCTGCTAGCTTGATGCGATTATGCCGGCGTCGCGCAATGATTTGAGCAGCGCGTCGAACTCGGCCTTTGTCGGAGCGTCCCCTGCCGCGTCGGCCACCGCGGCACCTGATGCCGGCGTCGCGGTGAATGGGGTGCCGTCGGTGTTGTAGAGCGCCACCGGAGCATCAAGCGGGCCGGCCCTGTGGTTCTTCGCGCGCTTCTGAACGATGAGGTTCTGGATGGGGAACGTCATCACGCCTCCTTCAGCACGGCGAAGCCGCTCGGGTCGATGACCGCGTAGGCGAACATCGCTTCGGTGCGGTATGCGATCTGGTTGTGTGCCTTCAGATCGACGCCCGTCTGATCGGGATCACCGTAGGGGATGATCTCGCTGGTGATGTCCCGGACCATGCCCCACTGGATGAGGCTGAAGTCGCCCATGAACGCGAGCGTCTTGGTCGGGGCCGTCGCGAGGCGTCCGTTGACCGTTCCCGATGTGGCCGCCGTGATGCCGTCGAGAGAGCCCGTTTGGAGATTAAGTGGGATTTCGGGGTAAAAGCGCATGCCAGTGGCCGGCACGCGGAGCTTGCGCAGACGGGATGCCCACGTCTTCGAGAGCGCGACTCCGGAGATGTCGTAGGTGTCGTTGAGCGCGTCCGCGAGCGCGTCGACGTTGGAGATGTCGTCGTCGGTGGCCGTGACCTGCACGGCTTTGGCGTTGAGCGCGTCATACCCGTTGAGTGCCGCTCCGCTTTTGGGATTGATGGCGTGGTAGATGACGTAGTCGAGGGCGCGTCCGATCGCCCCGGCCTGGTCGTTCTGGATCGCTTCGACGATCTGGAGACGATTGTCTTCGTCGGCCCATTGCAGTTCGGATGTGATTCGCGTGGTGGTTTGCACTTTGAACCGTTTGGCGCTGACTGGCGTGGTGTCCTGCTCGTAGCTTGACTTGGTCTGGCCTTCGGTCGTGACGTCGGCTTCGCTCTTGCCGTTAAAGATGAGATAGTCCTTGTCGGTGAAGATCTGCGGGCTTGAGGGTGAGAGCGTCGCGATGGTGCTCGTGTCCTTGGCCTTCTTCACCACGAATGTCGCCACTTCGCTGGGGAGCGTGATTTTATCGGTGGTCATTGCCATGATGATGTCCTTTCGGTGTTATTCGTTGCCGAATAGTTTGTTGATCCAATCGCGTTTCTGTTGGTCGGATGGTCGTTTTGATGGTGTTTTGCCTTGCCCGGGGACGCCGGGGGCTTTGGGCTTGGGGTATATGTAGTCGTTGAGTTTGGAGGCGTTGTCCTTCATCGCTTCGATCGTGTCCCCGTGCAGCAGTTCGACCGGGATTCCGGTGTCCTTGGACACCTGCGTTTTCCATTCGGATTGCTGTTGCGCCGTTTTGTACGCGGCGTTCTCTGTTTCCAGCTCCTTCATGCGTTTGGAGATCTTCTCCTGATCGCTGAGATTGGCGTCCTTGAGCTGTTTCAGCTCATCGGCCGCGGACTTGTTGTCCTTCGCCCGTTTCTCCCAGTCACGTGAATGCTTGATGGCGTCCTCGTATTTCGCCTTCCAGTCCTGCGGATCCTCGGTGTCTCCGCTGGCGGGAGGGTCGGCTCCTTGCCCGCCTGAATCTCCAGGCGTGTCGATGAAGCGTATGTGTGTCGGTTGCCATCTGTGTCGCATGGTGTCTCCTTGGTTTGTTGGTGGGGCCCTTTTCGGGCATAAAAAAACCACCCGTTCGGGTGGTTAAGAGTTGTATCCAGTGACGCTGTTAGTGGGCGTAGATTCCCATGAGATCGTCTTTATCGTCCGGCTCGGCGATATCAATGGTGGCCACGACCAGTTCTTCAGGTAGCTTCACGCCATATTTCGGTGCGTCGCCTACCAGAGGGATGAGTGCCTCGTATGGTTCGCCTGCATCGATGTCTTCCTGGAGGCTAACCCGTAGTTTTTGAGCGAGGTGGGGTGCCATGATCGCGAGCGCTTGGAGAGCCAGCTGTTTTTCTTCTTCCTGGGCCATGATCACCTTCTTCCTCTATGGGATAAGCATATCGCACACGATACCCGTGTTTGTTGGTGGATAGCTTGACTCTGATATGCACATCCTCGATGGTTTTATCGCGGTTTTGGCGATTGCCGAAGTCGGTTGGTTCCGCGTCGGGGTTTGCGATGGTCTCCTTGATGGCCCATTTGATCTTCTGTTCGCTCCAAGTGTTAGGGAAGTGTGTTTTTCCGGGGTTCTTTGCCCATGATGCGTGCCCGCCTTTCCCGTTTTCTTCACCGATGAGGATGTGCGACCAGACTTTGCCGCTGATCTGGGTTACATCGTCCGGCCAGGGCTTGGTGGTCTCAAGGACCCCATCGCGCAGGTCGTCCGGATACAGTCGTCTCATCGCCTGTGCGATGTCGCCTGCCGATGAGGTCGTGGCGGAATCCTTTGCCGCGTCATACATTGATTTCCAGGTGCTTTGACTGGCTGTCAGTACCTTGTTCGCGCCCCAGCTCGGGACTATGGTGCAGTGGCAGTGCCCGTCGTGGAACGAACCGCCGAAATCGGCTGTTTCCTGACTGGTGTAGGCGAATCCACGGCCCGCCAGCATCACGCAGAACGCGCACGGGTCGCTCCCGCTTGCGACTCTGGCCCATCTTGGGTTCGTGGGGTCGATGCGGATGTTTCTCTGCATCGTCAGACGGGTCGATGATGCGATCATGTCCGAGATGAACTGCTGTGAATCATCGAGGTTCGAGAACGATGGCCAAAGATCCTCGATGGTTTTCCCCGCCTTGCTTCTGCCGGCCTTGACCTGCTGGTAGGTCAGACCGTTGAAATCGGTGTCTGAAAAACCGCCTTGAACCTGCCACAGGGTTCGATCGGTATCCACCAGCGCGGCATGATCGAAATCCGGAAGAGGAGTGGAGGAGTACTCTGACCATAAAGCGCGTAGATCATCGTAGTAGTCGTTCGCCAACTGGCTCGCGTCGGACGCATATTCACGGACGAGTTCCTGTGCATCCAATGGGCTGCGAGAGAGCACCGTCTCCATCTCGTCGGTCGCGGCGTCAATGAGATTGTCGATATTGGTCTGATAATCCCTATGCGCCTTGTCCAGTAGCCGCTGCAGCTCCCTGCGTTTGTCCGGAGTCAGATGCAGGTCGTTCAGATCCATCGTCAGTCCCCTCCGTCGGTCTCAAACTGACTGGCGTCATCCCTGTGAACTTGATGCCCTGCAGTCCCAGCTTTGCCGCTGCCGCGTCGGGGGCTACGCCTGCCCTGATCGCAATTCCCAAAGCGGTGAATTTCGATTGCAGATCGTCGGCATCCGAACCGTTCTCAGTGCTAGGTTGGTTCGCGTTCTGCGTTTTGAGTTGTTCGATGCGACCCTGCGAGCGCTGTTGCCGTTGCGCTTTTCGCAGGGCTTTGATTTCGTCGAAGTTCAGCCCTGCTTTCATGAGGCCCACGTCGCTGTCCGCGAAGGATGCGTTGACGCTGGCTATCTTGGTGTAGTAGTCGGCCTTGGATGCGTCCGATGATTCTTTCGTCGGCGTCCAGATGGGGCGGACGTTGAGCAGATCGTCGGGAGCCGTTCTGAGTCCTTCCTGCATTTGTATGGCCATGGTCA